CTACCTTGACAGGGGCTGATCAGAATAGGTCGCAGCACGTTTATTTTTATATCTGTCCGATACGTACTTGAAAAACAAAAGTACCAAAACATAGTCTTTGTATCGTGCAGGTTCTACCCCACCACGCAGCTTGTTGCATGCTTCCCAAAGAATGGAATATAATTCAGATTTCTTCACTGCCATAACTACAAAAACTCCTTATCTACGATTTGTCTATGCAAAATCCATGGAGACCACTGTCTGGTACATCCACCAATATGCTGTTTCAATCCCATTATATCATCTGACAATTTCAGCCACAATGAAAAAGGGATCGCCAAGAGGCCTGCCTTTGCAGGTGTCTTGGCGATCCCTTTACACTCCCAAGTCATCATCCCGGAATGATGACACCCTTCCGCAATGCTTCTTCTATGGCTTTTTTAAAGTTACTTTTTGTAATTTTTAATTCATTCGTCCCTAGTCGGATCACCTTCGGATATCCGTAGGTATTCTCCATCATACTGATGGCGCTGGAGTTGGAGCCAATGTCTTTTGCCTTGTGTCCCATGCTTCCGACAAGAACCAGCGCATATCTACTCTGGTATTGCAGTTTCGTATAGGGAAAACTCTTCGCAGCCTCATAGCCCAGGCAGCACTCCAGGCGTTCTTTTCGAATCCCAAAATCTTTCAAGACACCCTGCATCTTTCTTTCCTCGACTTGGGACTCACCGATCACGACGATCAGGCCTGTCTTTGATGTCTGGTAGCCGTCTTCTGGTTTCCCTAGCAAATCGTCTGCGCCAATGAGCTGACAGAACTCCTCCAGTCTTTCTTCCCGGTTCAGCTTGGCTAGCAGGCCTGTCAAATCATTCTGCAATCTCGGGGAAAGCGCCTCTTCCAGCTCCATTAACTGGTTTATATCAAGCACCAATTCTCATCCCTCCTGCATTTCATCAAACAGCTGCGATTTTTTCCGGGAGGCTTTTGCCAATTTCATCTTGTAAATCTGCATCTCATCCTGAATGGAGAGGTATTCGTTCGCGATTTCATTCTGTTTTGCAAGAGATGGCAGCGGGATAACCAGGTTTTCCAGTGCTTTTTTATTAAAGGTACGGATCACGCTACCAACGCAGATGCCAGAGAGGAGTGCTGTCCCATAATCACTTTCAAAGAATGCTTTCAGGTAGTATGGATTCGCTTTCTTTTCATCCACTCTCAGGATGAACATATTTCCATTGATGACTAATTTTCGATTCGGTGAAGCTTCTACGACGGCGCACTTGAAAGGGGTACCAATTTTGGAAAGAATAAGGCTATGATCGGGTGCCACAAACTTCTCATACTTTTTATCTAAAGCAGATACATAAGGCAGGTCAGCATCAATCACCCCATCATTGATTTGTTTCAGCATCACATACTGGTACTTGGAAGGCACATCGGTCAGGATGCCGTCCAGCTCTTTTGCCGTGAGGGGAGCACCTCGATAGACGTCTTTCAATACCTCCCCTAAAGGCTTTCCGTTTTTGACCGGCGCGGCATTGCCTAAGTACCGGCTGGGGTGAATGACAGTATCATTTTTCTCAAGAATATCATTCACACTGACCCGGCAGCTATGCTCGCCATCTTCTTTATACGCGGCTAGGATGGCATCTATATTGTCATGTGTAAAGATATTCTGACGCATCTTTTCGGTGCAAAGACGGGTAGCATCAATCATGCGAACGTTTTTATTTTCATGACTGAAAACGACCAGTGTCGTAGCGATGGCTGTGTCTCTAAACACTTTTTCAGGAAGTGCGATCACGGCTTCAATCAGGCCATGCTCCAGAAAATACTTCCTGGCTGTTTTACAACTGGAAACCTGATTCCATGTACTGCCATTGAGCATAATGCCGATGGCTTTTCCGGTCTCTTTCATCCGGTCCAGCATCAGAAAAGTGAAGACCCAATCAGAAGCATTTCTTTTACAAACTCCAGGAGCTTTCGCTTCTAACTCCTGCAAAAATCCGCTACTTTCGATATCGCGGCGATCCATATCCATCATCCATGGGTAATTACCGAATACTTTATCAAAATGCAGTACTTCACTGGAATTCTGTCTAAAGAAGTCGAATGCATTTCCCATTTCAGCATGAATCTGTTTCGCATAACCCAACTTCGCTAATACATCCATACGGATTTCCATAATAGCTTGCGCTTCAATATTGATTTCTTTGCTCCAGTAAGAAGCTTCCGGTTGTTGTAAGAATGCCTGCAGCGTGAAATTCCCAATGCCACCACAGATATCGCACACTTTCTCACCTGCTTGGATATTTAAAAGTCGAATAGCCAATTCTGACAAAGTGCCTGGTGTATAAATGCCGGCATGTCTGGACGTTATCCGCCCAGTGGCATCGAGGTATTCCCCAGTCGTATCCAAAATCACAGTCTCCAGTACGCGATCCGATACAACATCTACACTAGCACTGATTTCACTCCAAAGTGCCTCATCCACATGATCTCGGATGGCAAATTCCAGATTCGACTTATGGTCAGTGAACTTCTTGCCAAGTAGCTGAGACAAAGTCAGTGCGTGGCCTTCATCATATGCGTTGCGAATATATAAAAGGTAGCTTGCATACATAAGAAGATGATTTTCTCTCAGAGCAAGCTGCGCTCTTAATCTCGAGAAATAGTCCCAAACATCATCTGCTTCCGCAGGTTTCCAGTTTCTAATATCCAATTTTGCGCCTCCTGTAAAAAGTTGTGCATAACCATTTCTTCATATCTGTAGTCTATCACTATCCTATTACCCTGTCAATGGTTATTTATAACTTTGATTTCTTACTAACTCGATGCGTGATATAGCAGGCGTGGAAGTAATACTTTCGTTTCTTTGTTTCCGCTGGAAATGTCCTGCCGCAGTGGAGGCATTTTTTTACGCCACATCATTTATTTATACTGCTTCCACACTGCCGGCAGAAGCCCAGCTTGTCCTACGGGTATGGATCTGATTTATGTTCCCGCCTTGTCGTTTTCGTATAGGTAAGCGAGACGGCCCTACCATCACGCAGCGTCACTTCCGGCTGCCCCGACGGATGCACGGCGATTCCTTTCAGAATCAGTGCGATATCTTCCATATCCGCGTAGGAAAAGTCCTGATAATTGGCAAGGGCCTTCATCACCGTCCGATTTCCTTTGGCTACTTTGAAGCAGGTCATGAACCCCTTTTCATTGCTGGCTTTCTTCGCGCCCCGGCAGATAATTGCCCCTCGTATCCCGGTCATAAATGTGGATATTCTTGCACGGTTTTACTGAAGTGATTTTTGCATCTCCAGGTGCTAACAGCAATGGCTCTGACTCGCGCAAAAGTCAAGTTGTACAAAAGTACGAAAAGATTTCTTAGCATGGAGAGGTGTGCATCATGGAAGTATCACCGCCTTTGAAGGCATGAAAAAAAAGGACCGCTGAGATCAATTTCAAATCTCAGCAAGCCTTATTATCTGCGTTTTTTCTCAGCAATCAGCGTTATCAAACTTTGCATCTTCCTTTCGTAGATGCGGCAGTTTCCCAGCGGGCACTTTCCGGCACGTAGAAAGTGTTCTTCTCCGTATAAGCGTCCCGATTATTTTCATAGTGCTGCCCTTCTGCGACGAGTTCCTAGTAGCGTTTTTATCTCCCTACACAAAAATCTGCCTTATTTATCTGCCTCATTCCCTTGTTATCTGCCACATTTCATGCTAAAATGTGGTAGATAATAGAAAGATGAGGAAGATTTTTATGCGGATATTTAACTACTCTCAGGAAATACAAAATTTACTGACACCTGAAATCGTCCAGCTTCTCACCTGTATCCATGAACACAAGGGACGACAGGATTTATTTCTGGAGGCGAATACAGACGAACTGAAAGCACTGGTAGACGTTGCCATGATCCAAAGTACAGGAGCTTCCAACCGTATCGAGGGAATCTTCACCAGTGACAAACGATTAGAAGCACTGGTCAGCAAAAAAGCTGAACCGCACAATCGGTCTGAACAGGAAATTGCCGGATATCGTGAAGTACTCGCCTTGATTCATGAAAATCACGACTATATTTCCCCTACCCCTAATGTCATCAGGCAGCTCCACCGAGATCTGTACTCTTACTCAACAGGAGCCATTGGAGGAGACTATAAAAACGCAGATAACGTCATTGCGGAAACAGATGCACAAGGGCATCAAAAGGCCAGGTTTATTCCCGTTCCTGCTTTTCAGACAGCTGACGCTATGGATTCTTTATGTCAATCATTCCAGAATGCCTGGCAGGAAAACATCATAGATAAATTGCTGCTGACTCCCATGTTCATCCTGGATTTTCTCTGCATTCATCCATTCAATGACGGAAATGGACGGATGAGCCGACTTCTGACACTCCTTCTTTTATATCGTGCCGGCTACATCGTCGGAAAATACATCAGCTTGGAAATGCTGATTGAAAAAACGAAAACCACTTACTATGAAGCTCTTCAGGCAAGTTCTTTCGGCTGGCACGAAAATCAAAACACCTATGCTCCTTTTGTGAAATATTATTTGGGCATCATCATAAAAGCATATGATGAATTCGAAGACCGGATTCAATACTTGGTAACCAAAAAGATTTCCAAGCCAGACCGTATCAAAACCATCATCTCCCAAACACTAGGGAAAATCAGCAAAAAGGATCTTATGGAACGCTGCCCGGATATCAGCCAGGGAACTATAGAACGCACTTTGTCCAGTCTGGTAAAAGAGGGCTATATCATCAAAGTTGGCTCTGGTCCGGCCACAGCATATATCCGCAAGCGATAAAAAGACAAGCAGCCTACACTATTTTGTGGCCTGCTTTTTCTTTTCCCTTTCTTCCATTTCATAGCGGATGAAGGCATACAGCACCTGCCGTTCACCGTATCCCAGTTTCATGACCGCTGACGGCAGCAGGTGATGCTCCCGGAACAGGAGATACATCGCCTGCACTTCGCCATCGGTCCGGATCAGTTTTTTACGGCTTTGTCCGCCTTTTCCTGGGTCGTATAGCCGTTAAGTTCTGTGATCTGTGCCGTAAGGTCGGCAATCTCGCCTGCCAGGAAGAGCTTGCGGATGATGTCACCCGGGAGTACGGCCCCGAATTTTTCCAGCAGCTCCTTGTTCTTGAGGTCCGGGTCGGCAATCCCCGCCAGGAGCGTCTGGGTCTGCATCTGATAAATGTCGATGTTGTCGGCGCTACCGTTGGTGAAGTCCACGGCCATCTTCTGAATATCCGCATAGCGTTCCGGGTCGATGGCCCGGAGCGTGATGACAAAATCGAATCCGAACAGCTTCGAGAGCCGTTCCATCTTCACTTTCTTCTGAGGCCGTTCGGCCAGCTTGTTCACTACATCTGCTTTCAGCAGTCGGTCTACCATATTCATGTGCTTGTTCTCCTTATGCTAAATCCAAGAGGTCCCAATCCGAGAAGGTGAAGCTGTAACTTTCTTCGCCCATCTTGTCCACTTCCCAGTCGGCCAGGATCAGGCTGTCAAAGGTCGCATCCTTGATGACGATGCGTTCGCTGCCAATGGCGTCCTTATCGTCAAGGACGGAGACGATGGTCACGACGGTCTGCTTGCCCGCCTTGATGTTGTCGTTCATCTTCTTGATCATGTAGCTCGAGACTTTATGGAGCTTCAGCTGCCCTTTGCAGTCATATCCCGTGACCTTATAGCCCTTGCCTACATGGCGGAGCATCTTTACTTCTTCCTTGGTCAGCGTGACCTCGGCCTTGAACGCCGTTGCTTCTGCCATGAGGTCGCCGTCGATATAGAGGTCGGCATATTTTCCGTTCATGACCCGTTTGGCTTCCATACTGTTCATCCGGCTTCACCTCCTCAGATATTGATGGTAATCGTGACATCTTCCATAGCATCCAGCAGCGACGCCTTGACGGCGATGAATACATTGCTGCCGATATTGGCCAGCTTGATGTCCATATCGGACATGTCTGCCAGTTCCGCCTTGGTGTATTTGCCGTTGGATTCCAGCCATATCTTCGTGGATTCCACATCGATATACGCTGTGTTCTGGTCCTGTTCCAGCAGCCCTTCCTGGGCCAGCTGGTCAAGATACCCCTGGATGGCCGTCACCAGGAGGCAGCGGTTCGCATAGCTGTTAGCATATTTCCCGAGGTAATGGTCCTGGGCCGTCGTGCGGATGTCGTCGTGCATCATATCCATCAGGTCCACGAGCTTGATTTTCTGGAAGCTCGTCCCCTTATCCTGGACGGTGGTCACCAGGGAATTGATGCCCCGGGCCAATTTCACCTTCTCACCATCAAAGAAGAAGAACAACTTCCCCGCTCCGGCCATGGTATCCATTTCCTCTTTCGTCCAGACATCGCAGCCAATGACTTCCGGCAGCGGCGCGTAGGTACAGGAAATCGTCATGGGCGTCCCGGCGATGATGCCGGCGATGCGCCCACAGTACTGGGCCGTCGTATAGGTCCTGCTCTTCGTGCGGATGGTCTTGTTGACGAAGTTGATGACACCTTCCGTATCTGCCGTACAGTCCGGCAGCACAGCCTTGATCATCTTATCTTTATTGGTACGCATCCCCTTGACCCAGGTGGCGATGGTATCGATGTGCGACGTTCCGATATCCGGGATGACCAGGTAATCGAAGCGCTTGTTCTCGATGACCTTCAGGATATCCGTATAGTCCTCGGCTTCACTGCTGATGATCTCAGCAATGACTTTCTTCGGACTGTTCACATAGCCCCGGAGCGCCAGTTCCAGCTGTTCCCGGTTGCTGTCGGACAGTTCCTTGGGAATGTCATCTGCTGTGTACAGGTTCACTTCCGTCTCTGAAGGCAGGGTCTCTTCCTTCAGAATCATCAGAACAATGCCGCGTTCACTGCGTTCGATAGCACTGATGCCTTTTTCCTTGAACACGACATTAATGGATGGCATTTTCATATTTCGTTGTCTCCTTTCCCCGATACCGCTGATGCAACACTTTCATCCGTTCGACTGCTTCCGTTTCATCTGCGGAATCGTAGTACTGGACGGTCAGCGTCAGCCGGCCGCCATCGTTGTCGGCACCGATGAGTTCCTCGTTCATCGAGCGGACAGCAAAAAACCTGTCCTGGACGGCAATCCCGTCACGGAACAGGTCTTCTGCAGCAGCCAGCACTTCATAGATGGATGCGCTGGCCGTCTGCTTCTGCGGTATATAGGTGATGTACATATCTGTATCCCGGTACACTTCCTTGCGGCCCTGAGGCGAAGCCACCGTCATCGTCTTCAGGAAAAACGCTGGCGGACGGAACCCTTCCTTCACTTCCTGCAAGTACACGGGATACGGGAACCGTTCCTTCAGCTTCTGCTGTACGGCCTGCAGGATGTCGATGTCATGGATCATGCGCTGCCTGCTTTCTTCAGGAGCTTCTTCGCCAGTTTCTCCAGGCCCGGCTGCAGTTCCCGGGCTTCGAATGCCTTGACGGATTTCTCCGTATAGTGCTGGCCTTCATAATAGCCAATGGTCCTGCCGCCCGGCGTTTTCTTGACATGGCCGTTATTGAGCAGGTGATGGACCGGATGCCTGTTGACCAGTTCATAGGTCAGCTCCGAGCCGTTATACCCTTCCACCTTATGCTTCCAGCCTTTCTTCAGCTTGCCCGTGCTGCCTTCCGGTGTGTTTTTTACGCACTCCTTTTTGAGCTTGTTGCCGATAGTGATCAGGCCTTTCTCGGCAGTCCCTGGGAAATCTTCAACGGCAGCCATCAACTTGGAAGACAATTCTTCCAGGCCGGTCATGTCAAAGTCCGCTTTGCTCATAGTCCGTCCCCCTCACTTCTTCCGTACAGTACAGCTCCAGGGCTTCATGGCGCATATACGGGTCGACGATGGTGTCGATATCGTAGAGGTGATTTTGGTATTTCACTTTCATGTCGTGGGTGACGCCCGGACGCCAGCGGATGGTGATCTTGCTGTACTCCGTGTCCGCCTTGCGTTCCATCTCATAGAACACTTTTCCCCTGGCAGGCTCGATGGATGCCCAACAGCGGTACACTACGACGTCAGCCTGGGTATCGAAACCATATTCATCCGTCACGGCCTGCTTTCCCAGAATCTCAATCCGTTTATTCAAAAGCCCCGTCTTCATGGGCATCCCCCCCTTTTCAAAAACAGCTCCTCCGGACCCCGAAAAGAAGCCAGCGCAGCCGCTTCAGAAGGCCGGAATAATCGGCTTCTTCCCGATGCTCGTACAAAAAGGCAGCGGCATAGAGGATGGCTTCATGGAACACGACGGGATTCTCTTCGGCATCCGCTTCCTCGCAGCGGGCCAGATCCAGGCACAGGGCCTGGGCCGTTTCCAGGGAAGACTGGATGACGTCATCATTACTCGTGTCATCTTCATCAATCCGCAGGTATTCCCTGGCTTCTTCCAGCGTCACAATCATGGCTTATCCCTTCGCTTTCATCTCCAGGGCCTGGACCGCTTCCTTCAGCATCAGCATGCCATCGACGCGCTGGCTGGCGAGGAAGCCGATCTGGCCGTTGGCGGCATACAGTTCGTTGAGCCGCTTGAAGGAGCGGTATTCCCGGTCGGCAATCCAGTAGTAGCTGAAATCGCCGAAGAGCATGGGACGGCTGCCGGCCGCCAGTTCCGGGGCAAAGGATGTGCTGTAGCAGGGACGGTTCAGGATGGTATCCGGTGTCCCGGCCGTGACAGACGGCTGCCAGATGTAGTTGCCGTTGTTGTCTTTGATTTTGCGCAGGGCCTTGATGGTCGCATCGTTCAAGAGCCAGACAGCCTTGCGGCGGTACGGGATGCGCAGGGAGTGATACAGGTCGATGACATCATCAAAGGTGATGGATGCGCCATTGGCTGTCACGCCCAGCTCCGCGGACGGGAACACGCCAGTCGGCTTGTTCTTCCCGTCACCGATGAGGAAGGCTTCTTCTTCCTTCGTACCGATACGGCGGGCAAATTCGCCAGCGATATAGCTTTCCAGGTCGAAAGCGCTGTCATTCAGCAGTTCTTCCGACACACGGATAGCCGTCCCCAGCTTGTATGCCCCGATGGACTGCTGGCCGAAGGTATCCTGGCTGTCCGGATAGAGCCCATTCTCTTCCATCCAGGACGCTTCGCCATGTCCCGTCACGACGGGAATCTTGCGGTCGCCGCTGGTATGAATGACGGTGGCCAGGCCGCGGAAGAAGTTCTCTTCCTGGAGCTTGTCGATGAGCTGATGCTCGAATTCATCCGGCACCAGATAGCCGCCATCGGCATCCGTGCCAACGCTCAGGGCGTTCTGTACATCAATGAAGTTCTTATGGCGGATGCTGTCCCAGAAAGCCTTACGATAGGCATCGGACGCACAGCCTTTCTTTTCTGCTCCATTCTGGCCTGCGCCAGGGAGTTCAGTAATCGGCATCGTTGTCGGCTGGGACAGCTGGGCATCAAGCTGCTGCTGGCGTTCCAGGCGGTCGATTTCCTTGCCGAGATTTACTACATCCGCTTCCATCTTGTCGTACCGGGCCGCGTCTTCCGCAGACACCATGCCGTTCTCATCACGGGCCGTATCCAGGAAGGCTTTCGCCGCATCCCACAGATTCTTGCGTTTCTCACGCAGTGCTAAAATCGTATCCATTATTGTCCTCCTTAATGAATGAGCAATGCCAGCCGGTTCTCCAGGAAAGCGGCTGGCACTTTCTGCAAGGGTTTCTTTGGTTTCAGTTTCTGTACAAAGGAATTCGTCACCGTGACCGGGCTGTAGAGCATGGCTTCCGGCTGTTCTTCATTTCCCTTCTTCTGGTCGAACAGGATTTCATCGGCAAAGCCCAGTTCCACAGCCTTCTTCGCGTTGAGCCAGGTCTCGTCATCCATCATGTGGGAAATCTTCGTGCGGGCCAGGCCGCTCTTGATTTCGTAGGCATTGATGATGCTCTCTTTGACTTCGCTCAGCATGCCGATGGTCTTTTCCATCTCTGCCTGGTCGCCATAGGCCAGGGTCGCCGGATTATGGATCATCAGCATGGCCACTGGCGACATACAGACCTTGGTCCCGGCCATAGCGATGACGGAAGCTGCCGAAGCAGCTAGGCCGTCAATCTTGACGGTGACGTTCCCCGGATAATCCATGAGCAGGTTATAGATTTGTGCGGCGGCAAAGCAGTCCCCACCCGGGCTGTTGATCCAGAGCGTGATGTCACCGCTGCCTGCGTTCAGTTCATCTTTGAACGCCTTCGGCGTCACTTCATCACCCCACCAGGTTTCGTCGGAAATCTGGCCGTCCAGGTAGAGCGTGCGATTACTGCCGAAAGAATCCGGTGCTTCGTTGGTCACCCACTTCCAAAATTTATGTTTCATTCGTTTCTCCCTTCTGGGCAAAGGCCCCGGCGTCCTTGAGCTTCGTCATGCTGCCATTGACAAGGTATAGATTACCGCCTTCTTCATCCGGCACGGGATTCATGTCTTCCATCTCCCGGATATCATTGGCGGACAGCCAGCCGTTCTGCCGGCCGATGCTGTACCCGGTCATGCGGCTCTCGTAATCGCCGCGCATGAGGCCGTTCACGTTGAACTTCAGGAAATACTGCTTCTTCTCTTCCGGCAGGAACAGGGCTTTCTGCATGGCCTGCTCCCAGCGGATGACCCACGGGTCAAGGGTGTATTTCACAAATTCCATGGACTGCTGCTCGATGTTATTGAAGGAACTTTTCTCCAGGTCGCCGATCATGTGCGGCGGGATGCGGTAAAGCCGGGCAATCTCATCGAGCTGGAACTTCCGCGTCTCCAGGAACTGTGCTTCTTCCGGCGGGATGCCGATCTGCTGGTACTTCATGTAGAGTAGGCAAGTGCCGCCGTGCATTGTTTCCAATGTCGGTTTGCACATGCCTCTCCCCAAACCGTGCTTACACCTCTCGATGTACACGGCTTTCCATTTACGCTCTTACGAATGATGGATTTTCTTATGGCATTCTCTACAAACGACAAGTGTTTTCCTTTTTCTTGCAATCATCGCCATTTCCCATTGCTCTTTCCCTTTAAGATTTTTCATTCTGTTGATGTGATGGATTTCAAAGGAAATTCCGTCACCTTCCGCACCGCATAATTCGCATTTACAAGCCTTCAACCTGGCTTCAAGAGAATTTCTTGTGTTTAAATGAATATGGTTCTTTACCGTATCAATGTTTGGTTCTTCAAAGACTTTTCCCCGTTTGAAGTTAGAGAATTTCACAATCATCATGCGCTTTTTCTCTTTCATCGTTTCATAGGGAACGCCCCATGATTTACCGCACTTGAACATTCTCTTTATGCCTGATATTCTGGTTTTATGCTTCTTAGCAAGTGTTTTCAGGCAACTGTATTCCATTAGATAAACGAAATACGTCAGCTTTGAGAAATTACTGGCAATGCTGTAATAATTACAGATTCCACGAGTCTGCGAGTTATAGGTATCTACAATTTCAAGGTCTGTAAGACCTGCCATCGAGTTTCTTTGCCATGGAATGAGACTGCCGTCTTTACCTTGGATGACAATCTCACGGTCATACATAAACTTCTCAATCCGCTCCATAGGAATAAGCAATTCTACAGAGTTATTAAGCGTCCTTTGTACAACCCCGTTGGTTTTCCTTTTGGATTCCTGACATCTGCGCACGTTGATGTCATATCCGAGAAAATGAGCGTTGTCGGAACTGTGCGTGATTTTTGTTTTCTCGTCAGACAGTTCCAGTTTTAATTTTGTTGCGACAAACAACGTAAGCTCCTGCTTTATGCTCTCCGCATCTTCACGGCTTCCGCTGACACCAATAATAAAGTCATCGGCATAGCGTACATAGGCAATTTTCTTGTCGGAAGCGTCCTTGTATGGCAATCTGCGCTTTTCCACTTCAAGCTTATGAATCTGTTTTAGCAGTTCTTTCTTTTCTGCTTCATCATCGCAATCACCGTAACGCTTTCTCAGCTTGACAATCTCTCTTACCTTTTTACCGTATGCAGGTGTATAGGCATATTCAGCAGACGCATTGAATTCCTGTTGCATGGCTTCTACTTTCTTATCCAACTCATGCAGATATATATTCGCAAGAATCGGGGAAAGTATGCCGCCCTGCGGTGTTCCGCTGTATGTCTTGTGGTATTCCCAATTTTCCATGTAGCCTGCTTTCAGAAACTTTCCTATCAGATTTATGAACTTGCTATCCTTGATCTTCTCGGAAAGCAGATTCAGCAGAACCGCATGGTCAATGTTGTCAAAGCACCCTTTAATATCACCCTCGATAAACCACTTCGTACTGCGGAACGAACGACTGATTTCTTTCAGCGCCGTATGACAGCTTCTATTTGGTCTGAATCCGTGCGAATGGGCACTGAAAACAGGCTCATAGATTGCTTCAAGTATCTGCCGTATCGCATCCTGTACCAGTTTATCTCTGAATGACGGAATGCCCAATGGACGCATTTTCCCGTTGCGCTTAGGAATGTAGACACGTTTTACTGTTTTTGGCTCATAGGTCAGGTTTTTCAGTTCATCAATAATCTGATTCACATATTCCTTTCCAAAACCATCAGCCGTATCATTATCCACACCCTCAGTTCCTGCGCCCTTGTTTCCGTAAAGGTTCTTGTATGCGGTCATGTAGATATCCTCTCGCAAAAGATACCTATAGAGCCGCGTGTAGATACCGTCTGAATGCTCTTCAGAATTTCCGTACATTCGCTTTAAAATTTCAGATGTTGGCTTCATCGAGGTTTCTCCTCCCTTTCATCTTTCCTTTTAGAGTTGCATAAACTGCGTTCCTTCGCCATGTAAGAGCCATTAACTCTCTCAGACTACTACGAACGCTCCGTACCCATAGGCGGTATTCAAGTCCTATAGACTATAGCCTTTCGGCATCCGTCTTTAGGGTATCCCCAGTTAGCGTCATTGCTTGGTATGCTCGGATTGTCGGTTCCGCTTTAGACCCTTTAACACAGGTTCTCCTGCTCGTGCCGTGACATTTGCAATCATGCTGTCTTTGAAGGATGTAAAGACAGCCGGTCACGGAATGGGTAATAGGCTAATTTCCCAATTCCCCTCGGAAATGGACACTCAGGTCTCACGTTCAGTAGATAACTTAAACCTCATATCCGATTGTTGTTGCGGTTCAGTCGTACCTTATAGCCTTTGGGTAACTTACCGCTTTCCTGCCGTGCTATGTTCCCGTATCAGCTTTCGCATTGCGGTAAAGCAGGTCAACTCACCCATGATTGTGGGTGGTAGTACCAAACACTACTATCAATGACGCCCGTCTGGGCGCACGCCTTCTTCCAGCACAGCTACCTTGTGGGCATTGCCCGTCCCCCGGTAGACAGCATTCCACGAATCCCGGACTTTGGCCGGGTCCTTCAGAACGCCGGGATGTTCCAGCACCCCGCTGGGACTGGCTCCGTTGGCAAAGAAAGACGCACCGTATTCCTCGCAGGCCATGGTCATGCCCACGGCATTGCGGGCCATGGCAATGGGCGAATAGCCGACCAGGCCGTCAAAACCAAGGCCGGGGATATGCAGTACATCTTCCTTCTGCAGGACCACCTGCCCGTATGGTTTGACATTCGGATTCTCATTACCCGTCTTGGTATACAGATAGAAAATCTGTCCCCGGTCATCCCGGCAGACGGTCATCTTGTCTGGACGCAGCGGATAGAGTCCCTGCACCCGTCCCAGGCGGTCCCGGATGATCTGGGCGTAGGCATTGCCCCAGATGAGCAGATGGCTCATAAGCGTTTCCCGGAAGATGAACGAGGTCATCTCCGGGTTCGGCTCATCATGGAGCAGATGATACAGCGGATGGTCATAGACCCGCTCCTTACCGCCCGGCGTGTAACGGTACAGCTGTAGCGGCAGAGCTGCCAAGGTTTCCGCCAGGATGCGGACACAGGCATACACCGCCGTTGTCTGCATGGCCGTGAACTCGTTCACCATCTTGCCGCTGGTGGAAGGGCCGAACAGATAACGGAAATCCGTGCCGATGTAATAGTTCTGAGGCTTGTCCCGAGTACGGAACAGGCTGGATAAAAATGGGATATGCATGAAAACCTCCTGAAAAGGGATACTTAACCTAGTAATTGATAGTTTACAAACACGTTTTATTAGTGGTAAACTATCTTTATAATAGTAAATCTCAGAAAGGAAATGAGCACTCATGAGCAGAATAACTATTGAAAAAAATACGGTGCAAGAAACATTAATCATTCCCCTCTATGCCAGGAAACTTGGCAATGAGCTCTTCCCTCACATTCTCCTAGACCCTTATGCGGATGACGTAATCAGACATCTGAATTACGATTTTTCTACGCTTGATAAAAAGAAAGGTTCTTTTGTTTGGAAGTTTGGTGCCTTAGAAGGTATTCTTCGAAGCAAAGCTATTCTTTATGAGATGCAAGACTATCTATCTTCCCATCCAGATGCGGCTGTTGTGAATATGGGATGCGGATTAGATCAGACCCCTCGCTTAGGAGATAACGGAAGAATGAATCTATACAATATCGACAGGAAAGACATTATTTCCATACGAAATTCGCTTCTTCCCCCTATTGGCCGAGAAATCAATATCGCGGCTGATTTAAATGATGATACTTGGACTCAATACATTGATGTATTTCAAGGAGTTTTCCTGTTTGCAGCCGGAGTGTTTATATATCTCAGAGAAAAAGAGGTACATCAACTTATTCTGAGGCTAAAGGGTGCCTTTTCCCACGGTTGCCTCGTATTTGATACTATCGGCAGCTTCGGTATAAAAGTACTGATGAAGAGAACATTGAAAACAATGGGAATACATGGCATAAAGGGAATGTTCTACTGCAATAACCCACTTCATGACCTAAGATTGGACGACGACATTAAGGTATCTGTACGAAAATACCTGACAGGCTATGTAGACCTGAAAAAGGAAGGCATCTCTCCACTTTTAAGGGGAATGGCGTATCTTTTCGATTGGGTGTTCAGAATGAACATCTGCCAAATTACCTGGTAATAAAAATCAAAAAGCAATAACACCCCGTTCGTCATAGACACTGCCGCTGCCTATCCCGTTGCGGATGCAGCGGTCCAGTGCCATGATAGACGCCACGATTCCGTCGATTTTTTCGACGGATTTTTCTTTATCCGGCTTGATGTTTCCCGCCGGGTCCTGCCGCATGACCACGTTGCCAGCCATCCATTTGAGAACAGGATTGCCGCCATGGACGATGTTCCCTTCCATCAGGAGCTTGAACAGCTCCTTCGACGGCGGTGACATATCCTTGAATCCCTGGCCGAAAGGCACCATGGTAAAGCCCATGTCTTCCAGGTTCTGCACCATCTGGGTGGCGTTCCACCTGTCGTAAGCGATTTCCCGTATATGGTATGTTTCACCCAGCTTTTCGATGAACTTCTCGATGAAACCATAATGGATGACGTTCCCTTCTGTCGTCTGGATGAATCCCTGTTTTTTCCAGACATCGTAAAGGACATGATCCCGGCGGCACCGCACTTCCAGCGTGTCTTCCGGCAGCCAGAAGAAAGGAAGCAGGATGTATTTCTCATCCTCGCTTCGTGGCGGGAAAGCCAGGACCAGGGCCGTGATATCCGACGTGCTGGACAAATCCAGCCCGCCGCAGCACATCCGTCCCCGCAGAGAATCCCGGTCAATGGGAAGATTCCCCTTGTCGTAGACCTGTTCCGGTATCCAGCGGATGCTGGCCGAAGTCCAGATATTGAGCCGGAGCTGCTTGAAGACATTCTCTTCCGCCGGATTTTCGACGGCAGTCCGATACGCTTCCCGGACGCGGTCGATTTGTATGGTATGGCCCAGGGACGGGTTCGCCTTGTACCAGTTCGCTTCGTCCGTCCAGTCTTCCTCAGGTTTCAGCCCATAGACCACCGGGTAAAAGGTGGCATCCTTCTTCCGGCCCGCCATCAGGTCCAGGGCCTTGGTATGCAGTTCGTAACAGATGCTGTTCTTGTCATTGCCCGCTGTGGTGATGATGAAAAAGAGCGGCTGCTCCCTTGCATCACCGGAGCCTTTGGTCAGGACATCGTAGAGCTTCCGGTTCGGCTGGGCGTGGATTTCATCAAAGACCAGGCCGGACACATTGAGCCCGTGCTTGGTTCCTGTTTCTGCCGACAGCACCTGGTAGAACCCGGCGTTGCGGTAATTGATGATTCGCTTCCCGGCCGACCGTATCTTGGAACGGCGCATCAGGGCCGGACTCATCTCGACCATCTGCCGTGCCACATCAAAGACAATGGAAGCCTGGTTGCGGTCACAGGCCGCACCATACACTTCGGCACTCGGCTCGTTATCGGCATAAAGAAGGTACAGGGCGATGGCTGCAGCCAGCTCGCTTTTCCCGTTCTTCTTTGGAATTTCTATATAGGCCGTCAGGAACTGCCGCTTCCCGTTTTTCTTGACGATGCCGAACAGGTCACGCACAATTTGTTCCTGCCAGGGCAATAAAAGGAAAGGCTTCCCGGCCCATTTTCCTTTGGTATGACAGAGATGCTCGATGAAAGCGACGGCACGGTCAGCCTTTTCTTCATCATAACGGGAATCCGGCAGCATGAACGCTGACGGCTTATATACAAACGCCAAACTTGTCACCCCCTTAGCAGCAGTTCCATTTCATCCGTTTCTGTTTCTGCCCCGTTTTCTTCCCCGATCATGCGGCTCCGGGCAGACGGGGTCAGACCGAACTGCTCACAGAACTTCAGCATAATCTTGAGGTTCGTCTGAGCAATGGATACCTGCGGCACCTGCTGCAGGTACCCGTTCGGCGTCCGCACCATATCCCCATGCTGGGTGATGAACTCTTCGGCCCCTTTCCACCGGGCATACGCCTGGCAGTATCCGGCAAAGGCCATCATATCCAGATGGGTCAGCATCCCCATCTCAGCGAGGACTTTCCCCAGCCGCTTCCATTCTTTCTTGGCATCATCCTCCAGCCAGTCCGGGCAGCGAGGGAGCCGTCCCTTTGGCATGGGTTCCTTCTTATTGAGGGGACGATGGCCGGGATTGCCTTCCAGCACCTTGAGCGCCGTCGGCTTCGGTTTTCTTCCTCGTACAGCCAATGGCGCTCACCTCCCAATAAAAAAAGCCCTTGCGGGCTGTACGGCAGAGAAGGCCGCGGCTGCAGCCTTCTCCGATTTTCTTTTACCATTTCTAAAGAAAATTTATGCATTTTATTTTATGGCAAAGGACAGGGCCTTGCGGCCCCGTCTTCAGGATTCCCTTACTTCGTGCTTTTCAGGACATCGACCAGCCATCCGGCGCTTGGATGGGTTTCCCCGGTTGCTTTTTCAAGCACCTGGCGGTCTTCCTCGATATAATGAAGCCCCTTGCCGACTTTGATGAACCGGACATCTTCGTAGCCTTTTATATCGGTCCGGTAAACCCTTGCCGTGCGGCTTTCACCATCGTAGCTTTTGCCATCCCATCCGCCAAAAGTGAAGGTCACTTTTTCCTTGGCAGCCTTGAAATGGGCTTCAAAATCATTCCTTGTTATGGCTGTTTGGTATTCGCGAAGTTCGAAATGGTTGCGGAGTGCATCGATGTTTGTCATGGTAAAATCCTCGCTTTCGTGTGCTTTTCCTCTGGGGCTTGTCCCCTTTGTCATGTATATATATCACTCTGAACGCACATAATAGCAAGTCATTTATCCGATATTTATGCATCTTATTCGATGACTTCCCATTCATCGGCTCCGGGTACCAGCCCAAGACTGCTACCCGTATCCCACTGTACATGGATGGTTCCGGCATCATCGACGAACTGGACAGTGCCTTCAGTTCCCCTGGGCGGTGCCTGCCTGTCATCCATGGCGATAAGTCGCACCCGCGTCCCTTCCATCCGTTCCCGGCTGTGCCGCAGACCGGCCCGCAGGACGGACAGGTCGAAACCGAATTTGCGGTACTCCTGCTCCATGTTCTGGTAGTACCAGTCTTCCGGGATGCCGAACCGCCGGTCTTCGCGCATGATGTACACCAGACCGCAGACTGTACCGTCATCGGTTTCCATTTCCACTTCTTTTTTGTAGTAGAACCGCGGGAAGCCTTCATAGGCATCGAGCCGCCGTTCATCCGCCGAAGAAATGCGCCAGAAAACAACCGGCACGAAGGCATCTGCCTTTTTCTCGATAGTGGCGTAACATCCTGTCAGGGAACCTTTGAAGAGAAGTTCATATCCCCGGATCCGGCCCGTTCCCGCAAGAACGGCATCAGGACACCGTCTTGCCATCTGTATTTTACTCATGTTGCTGCCGTAGGCAATGTAGATTCTTTGTTTCATCGCTCTCATCCTTTCTGAAGGGAATGCCCTTCTACCACCCCAAGGGCAGCCGAAGCTGCCCGGAAGGCTATCTCCTTCAAGCGGCGGCATTGCGCCATGCGGAATTGCCTGTGAGGTGTTTGAGGAAGTGGAGCCGGCAGGTCTTGAATTCGTCGCCGATGAGCCCGAGACGGAGCATCCAGCACCGGAAAGCGTATTTCTCATTATCCGTTTCAGTCTTCCGGGCCGAGGCCTTCTTCTGCGTGAGGGCCTGATGGGCGACGGCTAGGCAGAACTGGATGTATGCCTTGATTTCCCCGGAGTGGAGCGTCCCGTTAAAAAGCCGGAACTCGACGGTCCCTTTGGTGAAGGTGGCATGCAGGTTCAGCCCGTGGTAGCGGGTGCTGTTGTAATGATGGTTCCGTCCGTAAGGTGCTTCCTGATACCAGAGGTCGGCGATGCCTTCCAGCGTATCCGGCTTTCTCCGATTGATGTCCTTCAGGAAGGTCGTGTTTGTCTTCCGGCAGTACCGGCTTTCCCGCGAAGGATTGATCTGGAGGGCGCGGTAAATCATGTCTTCCTTGCTCGCCATGATGTTCACCAGGTTCCGCAGGGTCTTTGCCGTGAACCGTTCGGCCCCGACATGGATGTGGATGCCGCAGGACTTGTTGGCAAAGGCCCCGGCCTTGCGGAGCGTCCGCACCAGCTCCTGCAGCTTCGTGATGTCTTCGTAGGAAAGAATGGGGCTGACCACTTCCGTGCGGTAGAAGCTGGAAGCATCCGTAATGTTTCCGTTCACCTTCTTCTGGGGAACCAGACTGGAATCGTTCATGGCTTTCCATTTCCGTCCCTGTTCATCCCTTGCGGTGTAGGTATCGTAGGCTCCGCCTTCGTGCCGGCTTTCCGTCCCGAAGAAGCTGGCCATGAGGCTGGCGGCCCGGCTTCTCGTGATCCCGGTCATTTCCATTTCGATTCCAAAGTGCAGTGTTTTCATAATCATCTCTGTCCTTTCTATGTGTGCGTGTGTTCTTTTGGTACACTATATATCACTCTAAAGGCACACAATAGCAAGCTATTTTGAGAATAATTATGAATTAAATCGAAGGTTTATAGGTTCGGATGCCGGCGTTCCTTCTGCTTTCTGGCATGGGTCATGGCCTCTTCTTCCGTGCGGAAAGCACTCCATCCGTTCAGGCCTTTCAGCAGGACCATGCGCGATTCGTGGCTGGCTTTGGTTCCCATGCCGATGCGCAGGAGCCACATCCGCAGGTAGTACTTCTCGTTTTCCGGCTTCCGTGTGGCAGGCTGGACCCGTTTCGCCTTTTTCGCCGCACTGACCATGAAAGCCGCCAGTTCAATCAGGGCGCGGTTCTTTACGGCATTGCCGGTCGCGGAGAAGCAGAATGTCACCGTGTCTGCGGCAATCAGGAACCCCCGCCCTTCCTTTCCGTAGTTCTGATAGATGGCAAAGAAGGAAGTCCGGTCTGTACCGGGTTCTTCTTTCAGGTCTTCCACCAGCCTGTCCGGCACATGGATGTTTTCATGTCCTGCGGCCCGGTTGAGCAGGTACTGCTGAGCATGGAGCATGAAGACCAGGTTGCGGAGCTGCGCCCCATCCATGCCATCATTGGGAACCTTGATTTCCATCTTGTCCGGCTCCGTCTGCGGCAGTGCTTCCGATTCTGGCGTTTCATCCTGCTGTGTCGGTTCTTGCGTTACTTCGGTTTCCGTTCCTTCTTCCGGTTTCGGCTGCGGAAGGATTCCGGCTTCCTGCAGGAAAGCCGTGATGGCGGCTTCTGTCTTTTCATCATCGCATTCGATATCGCCGCTGCGAAGGATGCGGAAGCCCTGCCCTTCGTAGGCAAAGGCCGGCGTCCCGGTGTAATGAAGCTTTTCGTTATGGTTGAAAGGAATCAGCCGTCTGGCCAGTTCCTTGCGGTCGTTCAGGTTCGTCTGGATTGTCATGGTCTATGTACCTCCTTGTTTTGCTAGTACATATATCACTCTGAACGCCGATAATAGCAAGTCATTCTTGCACTTTATCATAGGGAATTTTCTCATTCCCACGCAGTACAAACACGCCTTCACTCCCGCACTCGCTGATATACCGCTTCACGATGACATCGACGAACTTCTCGTCCAGCTCGATGCCATAACAGATGCGGTCCGTCTGCTGGCAGGCCATGAGCGTGGAGCCGGATCCGAGGAACGGGTCCAGGACGATGCAGTGGCTCATGGACGAGTTCTGTATGGGATAGGCCATGAGCGCCACTGGCTTCATGGTCGGATGTTCCTTACTGGCTTTCGGACGGTCATATTCCCAGATGGTTGTCTGCTTGCGGTCGGAATACCACTGGTGTTTCCCGTTCAGCTTCCAGCCGAACAGGCACGGCTCGTGCTGCCACTGGTACGGACTGCGGCCCAGGACCAGGGCGTTCTTCTTCCAGATGCAGCAGCCGGACAGGTAGAAGCCTGCGTCCTTGAAGGCCTTGCGGAAGTTCAGCCCCTGCGTATCGGCGTGGAACACATAGATGGATGCATCCCGTTCCATGTTCTGCTCCATGTTGACGAAGGCGCTGAACAGGAACTGATAAAATTTATCGTCCGGCATATTGTCGTTCTTGATTTTCCCGGCCGTTTCTTCCACATCCACATTGTACGGAGGATCCGTCAGCACCAGATTGGCTTTCTTGCCGTCCATCAGCCGTGTGTAGGTTTCCGGCAGCGTGGCATCGCCGCAGATGACACGGTGTTCCCGCATGAGCCAGATATCCCCTGCCTTGGCCATAGCCGGCTGTTCCAGTTCTCCGTCCACATCGAAGTCATCTTCTTTCACCTTCTTGTTGTGGACTTTAGAAAAGAGCTGCTCCACTTCCGGCGCCTCAAAGCCTGTCAGATTTACATCGAAATCGACGCTCTGCAAATCGACGATGAGGTCGGCCAGGAGCTGTTCGTTCCAGGCGCCGGTGATTTTATTGAGCGCGATATTGAGGGCCTTGACCTTGTGTTCGTCTTCAATATGGACGACCACACACTGCACTTCTTCATAGCCCATTTCCTTCAATACGGTCAGGCGCTGATGCCCGCCGATGACGGTCATATCATAGTTGACGATGATGGGTTCCACATAGCCGAACTCCTGGATGGAGTGCTTGATTTTTTCGTATTCCTTGTCGCCGGGCTTCAGCTGCTTCCTGGGGTTATATGCCGCAGGCTTCAGCTGGCCGATGGGCAGGACTTTCCATTCCATATCCGATGTCTTCATACGCTGTTTCCTTTCTGGATGCCGCGGCGATGGCGGCTCCGTATCCATTTAGATGATGCCAGCGGCAATAATTCCGCACGCTGTCCCGTGACAGCTTCGTTTCCCGGGCGATAGCCTTGTACCCCATCCCCTGTCTCCGCATGGTTTCAATCTGCCTGCGCTGGCAGTCATTCATGAAAGCTCCCTTCTTCCTGGCAATAAAAAAGCCCCGGGCCAGAAGCCTGGAGCTGCCTGATATTCGGTTGAAGACCGTCCTTATATCCCCCCTTATGAATTTCGCGGTTTTTCCCATTTGAGGGGGCGGCGGTCATGGACGGAAGAGCTACAGAGATTGACATCCCCCCGCCCATTATTATTCTATTCATTTCCCATTTCCAATGTTATAATAAAAAGAAAACGGGAGAGGTCAGTATTCATGCTCACTATAAGACAAATGATGCGTTACTTACGTAATAATCATAACATGTCCATAAAAAGCAACCAGGCTCATGCTTTACGAAACCTTGGCTATTACCACGGATATAAAGGATATCGTTTCATCCGCACTCCTCAAAATCGAATATCCTTCCGCACCTTCGATGAACTACTCGCCATTAATAATTTTGATATGCATTTAAAATCATTGCTGTATTCAAAAGTCATGTTCATCGAAACAGCGCTCAAAAGCTATGTCATTGAGGCTGTCCTTGCTGATAGCAAATCCGAAAACATTAATGACATCTTTAATCGTTCTCTGACTTATTATAAAACATTTGGAGCTGGTAGTCATGAATATAAACGTTTTTTCACTAAGCGAATGACATTACGCGGTTCCATTAACAATACGCTTAAACGTGACTATGGTCAACATAATCAAATTGTTAATCACTTCTTCAATCAAGATCGTGAAATTCCTATCTGGGCTATATTTGAATCCATGACACTTGGAGATTTTGGCACCTTCTTTTGGTGTTGTAATAAAAGTGTAAAACTCTATACCTCTAAGTTGTTAGGACTACCTTCAAATCTGGACGCCGACGGTGAATTGACTAAAGATATTATCTTTACAATTAAGGATCTACGTAATGCAATCGCTCATAACAATGTAATTTTTGATGCTCGCTTCCGTACCAATAAAATTAGTCCACGCCTTATCAGCCTCTTGCAGAAAGAAACATCTGTTCAACAAATTGATTTTCAATATATTGATGCTTACATCATATTAATCATTTATGTGCTAAGAAAAATGCAAGTAACAAAAACAGAATGTAAACAACTCATTTCTGGTTATAATAATAGCAAAGAACTATTACGCCAACAAATTTCAACTCCTATTTGGAATCAAATTCTTGGTTCAGGAACAAGGCAGAATATGGAATCACTAAAAGCATTCCTCACAAGGTCATAATTATAATTTTCTTGCTTTTGGGGAATTTATTTGCTATAATAACTTTGAAGAAAGTGGCTGACGTCTTCGGACTAGGCCCTAAAGAGACTCGATGCGTCGAGTCTCTTTTTTTGACTAATATTGATATCTTATTTCCCGGTCTTCGGTCATCGTCTTATGGTCATGGCAGCTCTTGCACAAAGTCTGCCAGTTCTTTTCGTCCCAGAACAAGTCCGGGTCGCCGCGATGCGGCTTGATATGATCCACGACCGTTGCCGGGACGAGCCGTCCTTTCTTTTTGCATCGGACACACCATGGATGACGATTCAGAAAGAACTTCCTGGCTTTCTGCCACTCTCTCCCGTAGCCGCGCAGCACCGCGTTCTTCCGTTCGCCCTGGCACTGCTGTTCATGTTCGTCACAATATTTTCTCCCATACGGCACCAGCCTTGGGCATCCCGGATACTTGCACGGTGTCTGTGGTCTTCTTGGCATTCGTATCATCTCCGGCATCAAAAAAGGACCGATGGCTTTTAAACCACGGTCCCTCATTCTTTTCTTGCTGATTATACTATACCACGCAGATAGTACTGACATCTAGTGCTGTTTACGTGACACTTACTGACAATTACTGGGAATTTCTATAAGGAGCCTCTAAAAACTCTGTTTTAGAAGCCCAATTTTCTTATTAAATGCCCCCTTCTGCCATCAAAGCCATATACAAAGGAGATCTAGCTTCGTAAAGCCAAGGAGATTAGCAAACTGAACACTCCCCACAGCGACATGAAAGATATATTGCCAAATTTTCAGCTAACATCTCTCGAGAAGTCACTTTGCCGCAAGAAAAATATCGATGTTTTGAGAATTCTGCTCGAGTTTCTTTCGCTCAAGCGTCAGACGGGAATTAATTTGCTCAGGAATATCACATCCATATCTACGGTTCAGGCCTTCAGTAATATATTCCTTCAGTATTTCCTTTTTAGATAAAAACGCATTGCCCAGATCAAAGTCCAAGCTCGACATCATAACGAACCAGCAAATTGGCGAATTGATATCCATTCAGCAAAATAATATTTGCTTTTCCTGCTTTTTCCTTAGCATCATTTGAAAACTCTTTTTCAGAATTAATGACAATAAAGATAGAGTTCTGATATTCTTCCTTATCCTTCATAAGGATTAACTGTTTCACACCATGCAGATCATCTGCATCTGTTCCTTCTTTCTTTTTCGCCTGGATACAGATTCTGGGGAAGATTGCATTCCCTGTATTGATATTGCTGATAGCATCCAGCAAAGAGTTGTTCTGAACCGCAGATAGGACAATATCAATATCGCCCCCATCTTCATGCTGATTCTTGGCGATAACAGCATAACCATTTTTCTCAAACAGCTTTGCAATGATATCTTCAAAGGTATGGGAATCCCACTTCACCATTTGTTTGACTATATCATTTAAATATTCATCTCTTGTCTTTTTTGTTGCAGTATTAAGATGATCAATCAATGAAGTGTTGGGATTAGCAATTGCATCAGGATCTTTTTTAAATAAGCTGATCAAAACGCCCACTGCTTCAATAAAATCATTATTCCAAACATGATTAATGGGCGATTGATAGGCCTTAAATTTTGTAGAAATAATTCTTGCCTCGTTATTTGCATTATATGGACAGCTGAAAAGCGGTCTCACTGTAATGAAATTCCCGAAATCATCCCAACCGTCAGGAATTTTAAAATCATATGGCTTTACACACTTTAAGATGGAAAAGCTACGGCACGGATTATTTTTTTCCTTACGCAGACTGACTTTTGGCACGATAATCAAATCATCAGGTTTGATTTCCAGCATAATACGAAGGTTTCTATAGCGCCTGCTTTTTTCTGAATCTGAACCGTCATTTGTCCAGACCTTGTTCCATGCCTGCAAAAAATCCTTTTCTTCCACATCAATTCGCATGCCATCGGCCCCCCAGCCCTGGTGGAGGCGTCCCTGCAGAATTTCCTGACGCACTTTTTGAAAATCCTCATCATAATTGATTCGAAAAACAAATACACTCATGATAGTTTCTCCTTATCCTCAATCCATATTATCACGATTTTAGAAATGGCCTATATTTTTTAACGCTTCTTCGTGCATCCGGTATACCTGCCGTACATTCAGTTTCAATGTTCCTGCAATCGACGCCCAATCTTTAAAGGCCAAGTAACGTAGCTCCAACACCACCCTTTCCCGATCATTCGGCACCTGACCGATTGTTTTCATAATTTCGGCCTTTAAATCCACTAACCTGTCAATCTCTTCATCCACTTCACGTTCCAGATCCATCATCCGGATAATCGTATCTTCCAAGCGGTGCGGATTGGGAGTACCACTTGGTGGTACCAAGCTTAAGGTAGATGTTGCTTTTCTCGCCAGTTGCCGTAGTGCTGATACCTGTTCCAGCTTGCTGTCGATCTGGATATTGATATTCCTTGCCTGTTCCAGGTAGGCTTTCACTTGCATATAATCCATTTCCCCTTTGATTTCTTCGCTCATTTTATTATACCATCCTTTCCCGTATCCGTTATCCCCAGGTCAGCTTTCACCGCCTCGATCAGTGCAGACTGGGTTCCGTCTTTGTGTTCCAAGACTTTCAGGATGCGCTCATCAATCGTGCTCTTGGCTACGATGTGCTGTATGATGACCGTCTTGTCCGTCTGCCCCTGCCGCCAGAGCCGGGCGTTAGTCTGCTGGTACAGCTCCATGCTCCAGGTCAGGCCGAACCAGACCAGGATGGAACCGCCCTGCTGAAGGTTCAGCCCGTGTCCGGCAGAAGCCGGATGGATAAGAGCCACGGGTATCTTTCCCTCGTTCCAGTCGGCGAAATCCTGCGATTCCTTCAACTCCCTGGCTTCCATCCGCTTACGGATGCGGTCTTTATCGTGCTTGAACCAATAGGCCACCAGGACCGGTTTCCCGTTGGCGCTTTCCACCAGGTCTTCCAAGGCATCCAGCTTCCGGTCATGGATGGTCACCACATCCTTGTCATCTGTATAAATGGCGCCGTTCGCCATCTGCGAAAGTTTCAAGGTAAGCGACGCGGCATTAGCGGCTGTAACCTCGCCGCCTGGAAGTTCCAGCACCAGGTATTTCTTCAGTTCATCATACCGTTCCTTTTCTTTCTCGCTCAGGCTGACTTCCTTCGCTACGCTCACCAGCTCCGGCATTTTCAAGTAATCGGTCGCCTTCATGGACACGGTGATGTCGGCAATCTGGTGATAGATGGCTTCTTCCGCTCCCGGCAGGGGTTTGTAGGAATACACCACCATGCCATTGCGCTTATCCGGCTGGAAATACAGGTTCCGGTACTGGCTGATATATCTCCCCAGCCGCTTTCCCATATCCAGGATGCGGAACTCGGCCCAAAGGTCCATCAACCCATTGCCGCTGGGCGTTCCCGTAAGGCCGACGATGCGTTTCACTCTGGGGCGCAAGGCCTTCATGGCCCGGAACCGCTTCGACTGGTGGTTCTTGAAACTCGACAGCTCGTCCAGGACGACCATATCGAAATCAAGGCGGCTGTTCTCATAGAGCCAAACCAGGTTCTCGCGGTTCACAATATAGATATCCGCATCCTGCTGCAAGGCTCTTCTCCGTTCTGGCACGCTGCCGACCACGACGGAACAGGCAAGACATTTCAGGTGGTCCCACTTCTTGATTTCATCCGGCCAGGTGTCTCTCGCCACCCGCAGCGGAGCGACAACCAGCACCCGCTGTACTTCAAAGGTGTCATACATCAGGTCCCGGATGGCCGTCAGCGTTGTCACCGTCTTGCCAAGGCCCATGTCCAGGAACAGGGCCGTGACGGGATGGGACTTGATATATTCGATGGCGTATTTCTGATATTCATGCGGCATAAACTTCATGCATCTCCGCCCCCTTTCCCATCGGGCGTGTGGGCAATGGCCTTTAGGACAGCAGGGATGTCCTCCATGGCATCCAGGACGAAGACCTGGTAGCCCAGCCTCCGCAGCATGGCATGCCGCTTCAGCTGCAGCGGCCTCGGCTTCTGCCCCGGCGCCTTCACTTCCACGAAGCCTATCTTCCCATCACCCAATAGGACCAAGCGGTCCGGCATGCCGGAAAACGATGGCGAAACAAACTTCACTGCCATACCGCCTGCCTTCCTGGTTTCCATCACCAGGTTATGTTCTATCTCTTTTTCCCGCATCGGTATCACCTCTTTTTTACTGGGGTGCAGGTCGTTGAAGGTCGTTCCGCAAACTTTCCTTAAAGGCATTTTTTCTATTTTTCAGCCCTAAAGGGAGTTTATGGATAGACCTGCACCGACCTGCACCCTTCCCTTTTCTCACAAGAAATCTGTGACTTTCAGTTTCAATCCGTAAATGAAATACCCTGCTTTCCGCTTGCGCCTGTCGAACCCGGCTTTCTCCAGTGCTCCATAGAAATCCGTCGTGCTGCGGGTATACTCGTTCATCTGCTGGCAGTACAAGCGGTAGGCCGTATAAAGCGCCCCGGACTTTTCCTGGCATGATGGATCCACATCGCAGCAGTCTTCCAGGAAATGGCGGAGCCAGTCATTCTGCCCGCGGTATTCCTGGATAGCATCCCGCACACATTTCGGCATGGTCAGATGGTACTCGCTGGCAATGACCTTCTCCGCCCCTTCGATGATCCAGCGCAGGATAGCAGGACCGGCTGCTTCCACCAGATAATCCGCATAGTTCTTGATTTCGCCATGGCCTTCAAACTGTGCCTTGAAGGGGATGACGATAAGCCGGCGCCATGTCCCTTCATCACTGGCTCCGACGCGGGGCAGATGGTTGGTATACAGGACCAGCGTATGGGTCGGCACAAAGGTAAACGGCGTCTTGTATTTCTTTTCGCCGCCGACTTCATCCGTAGAGCAGAGCTGCTTCAGGACGGAAGTAGAAAGCCGGACACCTTCTTCCATCTCGGCCGCGATGACCATGCGCTTGCCCTTGAGTTCCGCCATTTCCGGCTTGATGTTCCGCTTGCAGTTCGCCGTCAGGGCATCCGCAGAAATACCGCCGCAATAGCTCCCCAGCACCCGGGCAATGGAATTCCAGTACGTAGATTTCCCGTTCCGTCCATCGCCATAGGCAATGACCAGGGCTTCCACGTACACTTTGCCAATAGCCATAAGCCCGCAGATTTCCTGGGCGTAATCAATCAGCTCCTGGTCGCCCGTGAAAAACTCGTCCAGGGCCTGCTGCCAGACCGTCTCCCCTTCCTCTCCTGGATCGACAGCGGTACATTTGGTAATATAATCTTCCGGACGGTGATTCCGCCTACCCGCCATCCCCTGCCGCAGGTCATACGTAAACGAAGGCGTGTTGAGCAGGAACTCATCCGCATCCAGGGCCTGGATGGGAATGAGCAGCATCGGCTTCAGGGCCTGCAGGGCCGAAATGATGTAGCGCATATCCCGCCGCTTCATGACAAAGGCATAATATGCCAAAGCCGCCTGGTAGGACTGGAAGGCTTTCTGCTGACTGCCTTCGATGACTTTTTCCAGCATCCGGCCACCCTTATCGATGAGTTCTGCTGCAACGCCCATTTCCTGCAGTGCCTTCCTGCCAGCTTCCATCTGGTCCCTGGCATCTGCCAGCTGCAGTTCCAGGAATTCCTCCGCTGCGCCGATGGCTTCCTGATGGGATTCAGCCCAATAGATACCGTTGTACCGCAGGAAATCGGTATTTTCCGTATACCGCAGCTCATCACCATATTCCCGCTTCAGCACTTTGGCCTGACCGATATCCGAGTAGTCTTCCGGCTTCAGGCTGCCCTGACGGGCAAAATCGTTATTGTACTGGTCCGGGCTGATGTACCCATCCTGCCTGGCAATCTTTTCACCAAAACGCACAGCGCTCTGCCAGATTTTATTGAGTTCTGCATCAGCAAGCGGAGGGTCGCATTTTTCGGCCTCTTCAAGGAAAATGGAGTAGGCCCGCTCTGTTGCTCCGTACCATTTGATGACCCGGCCGGCAAAGCGGCTCATGGTATTATTGCGCTGTCCCTGGGGAATGCTGTGTATCCCGGCTTCCCGGGCCTTCAGCACCTGGTCGATTGTCATTTTCCCATTCTGCCACAGCACCTTCTCAGCCGGACATCCGTAGATGAAACGGGCTGCATCAAGAGCCGCTTCGTCGAAAAAAGGATATGCGTGATAAACAGCCCGCTTCAGCTCCGTATAGCACGGTTCATCTGTAATCTCGGGAATCTCAAAATAGACGTGAAAGCGCGGCCTGGCACACTTCCCGTCTTTAGGCTTCATGTGATTCCGTGATGGGACGATAGCCATGGCAACCTCCGGCATCATGGCCAAGAATTTCTCCATGGTCTTCCATTCAGCAGGATTTTCCGTATGCGAATTATCGCAGTCCATGACTAGGACATCCGATGAGAGAAAATTCTCCCGTTTCCGGTAATCATTTTTGAATGCTACACAGACATGGTCAAACGCAACCGCAGCTTCAAGATCTTCGGCACAGCTGATTTTCCGTCGCTCTGGATAACGGCAATTAGCTTCTGCTCCCGTAAGAGCTGCCGTATAAAGGGTAAATTCCATGTTCTTAAACCTCCTCAATATACCGGACAGGCTTTCTTTTGCGCCGGGCGTACTCGATTTCTTTCTGCATCCCGTCCGAGATGGCATCGCCAAATACCCATAGTTCCGCGCACTTGGACAAAAGGGCGATATCCATGAAAAGGGCCAGGTCCCGCTCCGTCTTTTCATCCAGGAACTGGGGCAGGTACAGATGCGGGGCCAGCGGGATGCCTCCCTGATTTGTCACATAGCGGCAGTACCTCCTCGCCCTGGCCGTATTGGCCTCCACATCCCCGGCATAGGGCGAACACACGTATACCACTGGCCGGAACGGGAACCTTGCCGGTTCCGCATTCCGGATGGCCTGATAGGCTGTGGGGTCGGGATAATGTTCGGCGTTACGCTTCGGGTTCATCTCCATCGCGCACCTCCATCAGTTCCCGGGCACAGTCTTCACACAGGACCGCTGTCCCGAACAGGTCGCCCTTCCCATCGCCCAGAACTTCCTCCAGATCCACCAGGATTTCTCTGCCACAAACCGGGCAGCGGCAGAATACATTCTCATCGTTGATTTCGATTGTGACTTCCATGGCATCATGAATCGGTTCCTTGACGTAAAACATGCTTCATCCCTCCAGTTCTGTCTTGTAATAGGTCATGAGCATCTGTTTGCGCTGCTGGAAACCCGGACAGGAATACAGCAGACCGTAATCCAGGTGCTGCAGCCGGTCCAGGGCATGGATCTGCCGCGCGGTCAGATAAGGCCGGATGCTCTGCCCTTTTTCGATGCCGTTTGCCAGCCGGAACTGCTTGGCAGACATGCCCAGCACGATACGGTTCAGCATGTCACATTCGTTGCTGAAGTGGTACGGCTTCGGGCTTTCATGCAGGCGGCAGATCATATCCGTCAGCATTGGGAATTCCTGCCGGGCAGACAGAAGCGACCGGATGCACTGCTCCATCTCATTGAAGCGATGGATATAGAGTTCTTTGAAGCGCATTGCTTTTGCTCCGGTGTACCCCATGACCAGTATGGTAAAGCCATCTCGGGTCAACAGGTAACGCGGCAGTTTGCGGCCCCTGGCATCCCGATAGGCATTGCACTCAAAATTGAGGGCAATGAATTCTGGACTCAACCCGGAAGCAGGTGCAGTGATACGTTCGATATCACGCAGCACATTATAATGCTGCTTTTCAAAGACCGCTGCCACAAACAGGCTATCGACCCTGGCTACTCCTTTCTGGTCAGCGAACATACCGTAATCATCTTCAGGAATCAAATTTTTCATAGCGGATTCCACCTTTCGTTAAAATTTCCGAGGAACTCGTCCTCTATCAGTAGCAGGACAGAATCCGATGCTTTAAGTACCCCCATTTCAATCTTTCTGATAAAATTCACATTCGTATCCGTCTGCCCGGAGCAACAATCCCTCGGCCCACGGAGGTGTACGTCCCATCTGCTCACAGATGGCATCGACACTGGCATCCCGGCTGCATTCGATGATCAGTTCATCATGGACATGGCCGACGATGGCACAGCACCGCAAGGTCTGCATGGCATAGCAGAGGATATCCCGGCTGATGCCCTGGACGATGTTTTCCACGAACTTCGGGCCGTAGCTCTCCAGCCGTTCCCACTTTTTCGTTGCGCCGATGCCTTCATAGGTGACGGATTCCCCGCCGAAGCGGTTCTCGCCTATCCGGGGCTTCACATAGGAAAGCCGCCGTCCGCTTGGGAGCTGGATGAACAGCATGCCGCTCTGGCAGAGGAAGCGGATGCAGCCGGCCCGCATGGGGATCTGTTCCTTGATGGCTGTCTTCACGGTGGCATCCACCTGCCACCAGAAATCGACGATATGCGGATTGGCCGACCGCCAGGACTGCACCAAAGGATACAGCTCGTTTTCCGTAAGTCCCATGTCCAGGGCGCCCATGGCCTTCAGCGCACCTGTAGAGCCGCCATAGCCAAGGGCCAGTTCTGCGATTTTCCCTTTCTGCCGGAGATGTCCATTGACGCCATGTTTTTCCACCGGAACGCCGAACATGGAGCTGGCCGAAGCACAGTAGATATCCCCATTCCTGGCAAAGACATCCAAACGCCATGTTTCTCCTGCCAGCCACGACAGCACCCTGGCTTCAATCGCCGAAAAGTCCGATACGACAAACTTCATCCCTTTCCGTGGCACAAAGGCCGTGCGAATCAGCTGGGAAAGGACATCGGGGATGGAATCATACAGGAGTTCCAAGGCTTCATAATTTCCCTGGCGTACCAATTCCCGAGCTTCTGCGAGATCCGGCAGATGGTTCTGGGGCAGATTCTGCAGCTGGATGTGCCGGCCGGCAAATCGCCCGGTCCGGTTGGCCCCATAGAATTGGAACATGCCTCTGGCCCGACTATCCTCGCAGGCAGTCATTTCCATGGCCTGGTATTTTTTGACCGAGGATTTGGCCAGCTTCTGCCGGAGCAGCAGTACACTGCGCAGCGGTTCTTCTGCCGTCTTCAGCAGTTCCTGCACCTGCTTCTTTCCCAAAGAATCGGTCTTCATCCCATGCTGTTCCAGCCAGCCGATCATCTGGATAACGGAGTTCGGATTCTCCAGGCCCGTCTTTCCCTTCAGTACAGCCATCAGGCTGTCCCGGCTGCGGGCATCGATGACGATGGCATTTTCAGCCAGCGTCCGGTCAATGGCGATGCCCCGATCGTTGATTTCCTGGTCGAGATGATATTCATCCCATATCGGTTCCGGGACAGGATACTTCTTCAGCCGCTCCTGGATGACCATTTCCACTTCCACATCCCGTTTGTTGTAGGACTTGAACAGCGTCCATTTATCGGGTGCATGCCGAGGTAGATTCCTCGTTCTGCCGCCATTCAATTTGGTTTCCTTACAGGGAACGCAGAAATAGCGGATCAGGTCTTTGCCTTCCTTCATCTTTTGGCTGTCCAGTTTCAGCACGGCCCCTGCGCCTTCCAGGGAAAGGGGCAGGCCCATATAGGCCGACCAGATCATGGAGCATTTCCATCCTGCCGGATTGAGGAACCTGGCACAGTCCCGGGAAAGCGGATGATGGTCATGGAACGGATCCAGGCTAATTCTCAGGTCACGCAGGTATCGCGACAGGCAGACCCGTTCAAAACTGGCATTGAACGCCCACTTGGTGACAGATTCATCGGTCAGGGCATCTAGGATATCATCCGGGATGCGTTCTCCCCGCGCCAGGTCAACGACCTGCACCTTGCCGCCATCTATGGCATATCCGAAGAGGAGAATTTCAAAGGCCGGCGATTCAGCATATTTGTACACGCCGCATTTGGCCAAGTTAACATCGCTGAATGTTTCAATATCGATACTGATGGTTTTCATACTCTTCACCTCGAAAAAACGGCGAGGCACAAGGCCCCGCCGCCGCTATTCACTACTACTTGTTCCGGAAGGATTCCATCTGCTTGCGATGATATTCTTCTTCCCGTTCTTCCCGGTGCCGGGCCATTTCTTCATCCCGCTGGTCTTTTTTGATATCCGTATAAATCATGGCCACGAAGAACCCGCCGGCGCACAGTGCGACCAGGCAGTACAGGCCGTCCAGAATCAGTCTCATCATAGTTTCCATAATCGCGCCTCCTTATGCCAGGAAATCATCATCGTCAGCTGTAGCAAAATCATCTTCTGCACGGGGCTTGCCACCGAGGGGTTCGCCATCACGGATTTTCTGCAGATTGTTCAGTCCGCAGGCAATGCCTTTATTGCCGTTGCTGTTAAAGGCATAGAAGTTGATGGACGCACGGCCATAGACGCCGGAGTAGACTTCAGAGCGTTCTAGGATATGCTGGCAGTCGGCATCGACGATGCCCGGCTTGGTAGCCGAGTTGGCATTGATGAAGAAGCTGTCTTTATAAGCGTCATCGTCCGGGCGTTCCAGGTCGCCGTCACGGAGCGGTGTCTTGATGGCTTCGAGAGCCGGTACAGCGCGGCCATTGCCCTTGAGCTTGCTTTCGCCTTCTTCGTAGGCAGCCTTGATGGCGGCGCGGATCTTTTCTACGGTCTTCGTATCCGACTTGGGGATGATCAGGCTGACGCTGTACTTCGGCGTACCGCCATTGATGGACTTCGGTTCCCAGACGTTGGCATAAGACCATCTGGTATTGACTCCGGTAATCACTTTGCACGGATTGACATAATTCTTGGACATAACAAGTTCCTCCTTATTTTTCATCATTGAAATCATCTGCCGCGGTATGCATGGTCGGACGCTTATCCGATTCCGGCACCAAGACCGGCTTGCCCTGCGGCTTTTCCACTAAATCTGACAGCAGTTCTTCGAACCGCTTCTTGCCGAGCTGTTTCGTCATCGCCGTGATGCCGAGCAGCTTCCTTTCATATGGGTCGAAGCCCGCATCTTCCACTTTGGCGGCGACTGCTTCTTCACTTACGTAGCGGCGGTTCGACCGGCCTTCGACCAGTTTCCATCCGTCCCAATGCTTGCCGGACAGGGCCTGTTGCAAAGCGTATTCTTTGACATCCCCGGCCCAGTTCACCAGTTCATCGGCCTTGGCCAGGACGGCTTCGATTTCTTCATCCTGCAGCGTGGATGGGACGGCGAAATCATACTGAGCCAGTTCCAGGTTATATTCAGCCCGCTTGCGGCATGTCGCCTTGATTTTGCAAAAGCGGCAATGGTCGCCAGCCTTGTACTCCCCTTCGCCTTTGGCCGCCAGTTCCGCTGCGGGCTTCAGCACCGTTTCGGCCCACTGGAGCAACTCTTCCTTGCTCATGGTGCAGGTACTGACGTTGTCACGGCGGGGCTGGAAGATGGTCATGGATACCTGGCGTATATCATAGATGCCATCGAACAGTTTTAGCGCACCGAGAGCATAACACATCATCTGCGGATTCTTCTCGGCATCCACCAGGACTCCCAGACCGTGCTTGTAATCGATGACCGTCAAAGTATCGTCGGCCACGATGAGACAGTCGCCTGTTCCGAATCCGCCGGGTACCCACTTGGAAAAGTCCAACCTTTGTTCAATCATGATCAGCGGATCCTTGCAGGATGCTTTGGCGGTGGCCAGGCATTCCATGACGAACTGCGCGTATTCATCGGTGCACTCCGCCATTTCCTCATCAAAGAATGTGAGTTCCTTCGTCGGGTCTTCCAGCTTTTGGCCCAGAGCCGTCTTTACCTTGAATTCGCAGAGCGTATGGGCATCCGTTCCCTGACGGGCGAATTCACTGGAGGTATCCGGCAGCTTGGCACATTCCTTCGCAGACGGAGGGCAGGCCAGCCAACGATAACAGGAAGATGCGGACAACACCGCGTGTTTATCCGGCATGGCCAATCACCTCCAGTTCCTTCAGGAATGCTTTGTACTGCGCCGTATCAATGCCGGACAGCTTGTCCGCCCCGTACTTCTGGATGAGGCTGCGGACTTCTTCTGTGAATCCCTTGCGAGCCTTGTCGGCAGCAACTTTGCGGACATCTTCCAGGGTCAGCGGCTTTTCTGCCTTCTCTGACTTTGCTTCTGAAGCTGGCGGATTGCCTTCTTTCACCGCCATGGCTTCGGAAATCTTCAGCAGCGCCTTGCCGCAATCGGTCAGGGCTGCTGCCAGTTTCTGCAGTTCATCGTTTGTCATACGGATTGACTCCTTTCACATGTCTTTGCATTGATAAGAGATGGATGTTCCTGGCGATACTGCGGGTCGTGACGCTGATGGCCATTAGCACCGCCGCCAGTTCCCGGTCCAGCTTTTGCTGCTGAGCCAGTTTCTCAGGTGTCTGTGTGTGAATCATCTGTCTGCCTCCTTTCTGAAAAGCTTCTTCGTTCGCCCTTCACTAGTAATAGGACAACCGCATCATCGTTAAGTACCGATTTCAAAAAATCCGGCCACCTTTTTTGGCAGCCGGATTTTTCCCCATTTAACGGAAGTCTTCGAGGTGTTCCTTCAGGATTGCATAGAGCTTGTGTTTGCGCATGTTCACCGCTTTCTGGCTCAAGCTGACGGCCTTCCCGGTTGCCGCTTCGCTAGCACCGTCGGCAATCATCATCAGGATGGTCCGGTCGATATCCTGCAGAGTTGCCAGTTCATGGCGCAGCGCTGCCAGCAACTCTTCCTTCACGACTTCTTCCTCTAAGTTGAAGTCGTCAGGCACCTCCAGCTCGTAGTCATCCTGCGCCTTGTCTGCCGATATCTCATCGGCACCATGCCGCTGCTGGCGTTTATCTTCCCGCCAGAGCGGACGCATGAATTCATAGTACTGCTCTTTGGTTGCTGGAATCAGAATCGTACGCACCCTGCGGTTGCCGATTTTTGACCAGTGGACTTCACAATCCTTGTACTCCTCTGTGATGACGGTTTCTGGAGTGAGTTCCAGAGGAATGTAATACTGCTTCTGTTTGTTTGTCTGTAGATTGGCCATGCGCGATCTCCTTCGCATAATGCGAAGCGAGAATCCACGCAGGCAGCCTGTCGAAATTGACCATAAGATGCATCCTCGCTTCTATGGCCAACCATCCCAGTAGGCTGACGTGATTAACTTTCCAGACCGTCTCTCAGCTCTGGGCACACCCGCGTCCGGGAGTGAACGTTGAGACGGAAATTTCATTCAAATGTCTTTATAAGCTCATCTATTTCCCCAAGGTATGATAAAATATAAGTAATTCATGGGGTTTCCTTGGTTGTCCAGATGCTTGCTCATTGGTTCTGTCTTAATTCTAGCAATTCCCTCTTGTCAAAAATCGGACTGGACGGACAGCCTCGGACAATTTCGGACTGGACTCCTTTAAAAGGTGGTGTAGCATTTGGAATTTTCAGAGTTTGCTTCTGGCTTACTTCCTTTTTGCATCGGACAGATGAAGAAAGAGCAATATTTCAATGAGATTGTCGGGAATTTCATCCAGGATGCCGCTATGGACTCATGCCCTGTCCTGCATAAGAAAGCCGATACAAAATATAGATTTTTAAAAGGTACTCGTAAAATCCAACCCGCAGATGCGAGTTATCTTTACGCCAATCGTGACAAGAAAAAGTTCTCTCATTGGATTGCCAATAGAACCGAAGAATGTGATTCCTATGATGCTGTAGCAGGATGGCTACACGATAACGGAATAAAAAATCCTTGCGTTGATGACGCTTGTGCTGATTTACTTGAAAAAATCATCTTGTCGCTTATGGACGGCTCAACAGCAACTAGTGAGATTTCCAATGATTCCTGCGGCCTTACTTGTGATATATCTTTAATTGAAGATATCGAGGAAAAAATAAAGTTGCTTCCTCGCCCGAATTCTATGCCGGTCCCGAAAGAAGCAACTGAAAATGAAAAAACATATATTAATGAATTATATAAAGCCTATGGTGATGCAGAAGGCCTCCTATCATTTTCAAAGAAAGATTTAGGTGATTATCCTGATTATGCCGATGACCTCGACGATCGTCGAGTCGACTATTACTCTGCCGCTTCTATCCAAAGAGGCGTCTTGGAATTAGGTACCAATAAACTTTCCAATCAATTTGATGTACTCAAACAAGAAATTTTTGATGGGGTGAAAGATACAGCTAGGAAATCCCACCCTAATGGATACGAACGAATGCTTTCGGTAATGGAACAAGCCGTAAAAATATCTGCTCCCAATTATCTGTTAAGTTCATCACCTTTTTGGATCAGTGGGAAAATAAAAAAAGGTGTATGTCATCATCTTGTCAATGATCATAAATTAAGGTGGGTCAAGAAAAAGAATGGATAA